GCGCCGCCGCGCGTGGTCACCCGGCGCGAAGCGTGCTCGCTGACCGCTCTGGGACGCGATCAGCCCTCTGTGGAGTCGGTCCTGGACTCCTACGCCGATCAGTTCTCCGCGATGCTGGAGGCGATAGACCCCGCCATCGTCTCCGCCGATCTGGCGGAACTCGGGGAGATACTGCCGGAGTGGAGAATCGGCGAGGCCCGGCTGTGGACCTCCGGCGTCGTCAACGACACCGCCGCCCTCCCCTATCATCGTGACGGATTCAACTTCCCCACCTGGTCGGCTATGCCCGTAATGCGTCGCGGTGTGCGGGGAGGCCTGCTGCATCTTCCCGAGTTCGGGGTCGCGCTCGCCTGTGCGGACTCCACCGTCTGCCTCTTCCCCGGCAGACGGTGGGTCCACGGCGTCACCCCGCTGACTCGGGCCAGGGCCGGTGACGGCTACCGAATCTCCGTGGTGTACTACGCCCTGCGCGGGATGAGGGACTGCCGTTCTGCAGCCGAGGAGACTCGCAGAGCGCAGCTGAAACGCACCGAGCGCGAGGCCGCCATGGCGCTGCGACTGGCCGAGGGCGACACCGGGATACCCGGTCACGTCGGCGACCGGGGCGACAGGGGCGGCCAGACGGTCTATGTCGACAGGAGTCCGTTCGCGGGATGGCGGCGGACCGGGGCCGGCGACAACGATCGCAATTCGACGGGGCCGCGCCGATGATCGACTATCGTCTGCCCGAGAACCGCAGAGAACTGTTTCAGCGCTTCTACGCGGTCCATCTGCGTTACCGCAGCCATCCCGGAGGGGTCTACTACGTTCTGCGGCACATGGCCGACGCGTACGGATGGGACGACGAACAGCGCGCATGGGCCGCGTGGATCAACGGCAACACTCAGAATCCGGTCACCACGGCGCTGCTGATGGAGGCCGGAGACCGACCCGCCCGCGTCGACGACATGCTGAACTGGTTCGCCGTCCATCGGGAGTCTCTGGCCTGGGATACCGATCGCCGCTATCACCGCAAGGCTTTTCCAGCGGCGACTCTGGGCTATCTGTCGGCGGTGGGCGTGTCGCAGGCCGCCTACTGGAGGCGGGCCGCCCGCGGCGGATGGCGGGGCGTATGGGCCGCGGCGAAGGCGCTGCCCTCCATGGGGCGTCTCTCGGCGTGGAGCTACCTGGAGTACGTGCGGTTGCTGGGAGTGGGAGACGTCCCCGACGCCGAGACTCTGATGCTGTCCGACCGGGAGGGTTCCCGCAGCCATCGCAACGGCCTGTGCCTGGTGGCGGGGCGCGAAGATCTGATGTGGTGGAGGCGGAATCCCGATTTCGATCCGCGCGCCTACACCGCCGCCGTCATATCCGATCTCGAGTCCTATGGAGACGGGCTGTTGGCGGAGGCTCGACGCCGCAGCCCGGACAGATCCGACGTGGGATACCTGACGCTGGAGTCGGCCCTGTGCACGTTCAAGAGCTGGCACCTGCCGAATCGGCGCTATACCGGCGTCTACAACGACATGCTCTACGACCGCCTGAAAGCCGCCGAAGCGCGATTCGGCCGTCGTTTCGACGCCATCTGGGACGCACGCCGCGCCGCACTGCCCGTATGGATGCGGATGGAGGACAGTCCGGGGGATCCGGGTGTCGTGTCCGTGAAGCAGAATCACTTCCTGGAGACCGGACGCCCGGTCGTCATCGGCAACGAGTATCCCGATCTGATCTCCGAATTCGACGTCCGAGTTCGAAGAGGCGACTATGCGGGGATGCGGAAATGGACCTGACTCCGGTTCAGCAGCTGAACGGGCTCTGGTACAAGCGCGACGACCTCCACGTCGGTCCCGGCGGGACGAACGGGGCGAAGCTGCGCGCCTGCGAGCATCTGATCGAGACCATGGCCGCGAAAGGCGTGAAGAACGTGGTCACCGCGGCCAGTGTCCGCAGCCCTCAGCACGCGATAGTCGCGAACGTCGCCGGGCGTGAAGGGCTGACCAGCCATCACATAGTCGGAGCGACGAACGACGCCGCCATGCGCCGGCACTCTTCCGTCGTCTCCGCGCTGCGGGCCGGCGCAGTGTTCCATCACGTCGGATGCGCCTACAACGCCAGTCTCCAGCCCGCCGCCGCATATCTGGCGGCGCGTCTGCCGGATGCCGCTGTGCTGCACTACGGCATCACCACGGCGACGGGCGCGTCCGTGTCGGCCGTGCGCGCGTTCGCAGAAGTCGGAGGTCGTCAGGTCGCGAATCTGCCTCGCGAGGTCTCCACTCTCGTGATTCCGTTCGGCTCCGGCAATTCCGCGGTCGGGATTCTGACCGGCCTGGCGAGATACGGACGTTCCGACGTGGCGGTGAAGTTGATCGGCATCGGGCCGCCCCGTTTCGAGTGGGCCGCCGGCCGTCTAGCGAGCATCGGCGTAGACATGCCGTCCGATCTGGAGCTGACCGATCTGCACGCGCGCGGCTGGGCACGTTATTCGGATCTCATGCCCGAGACTCGCGACGGCATCCGCTTCCATCCCACTTACGAGGGCAAGGTGGTGCGGTACCTGGACTCCGCGGCTCCGGTCTGGTGGAGGCGGGACGGCAGTGTCTGCCTGTGGATAGTCGGCGCGCCGATAGGAGGAAGCTGAGAATGGGACGTCGACGGCTGATCTATCTGGTGGGGGCACCGGGAGCGGGGAAGTCGACCCTGATGCGGGAGCTGACGAGTCGGTGGACCCGGACTCCGGCGACGGACGGCCTGACTCGCGACTGGCTTCTCGATCCGCGGACTTCTGTGCTGGAGGCGGTGGAGATGGGTCGGCGTCGTGCCCGCTTCTCGGGTACGGACGCCTTGTCGCACTCGGCCATAACCGAGGCGGTCGCCTGGCTCGAGGAGCAGACCGAGACCGGACTCGTGTTCGGCGAGGGGGCGCGTCTGGGCAACAGACGTTTCCTGAGATGTGCCCGCCTGTGCGGATACGACGTCGTTCTGGGACATCTCGATCACGATCGGATGTCCGAGTGGCGGGCGAAGCGCGACCTCGAGCTGGGCCGTACGCAGAACCTCTCCTGGGTGGCCGGTCGGGTCACCGCCGCCCGACGAATCGCCGAAGATCCGGGCGACGGCGTGATCACGTTTTCGGGAGATCCGGAGACGGTCCGTTCGGCGATCGAGACGCTGATGATCGAGAGGACCGCGCCATGACCTCCAAGACCGTCGTTCTGTCCCTGCCCGGGACGGGGTTTCCCGACCGCGCCGATCCGATCACCGCCAGCTTCCACGGATTCCTGGACCCCGAGCTGTTCGAGGCTCGCGTCGTGAAATACCCGGCCAGTTTCGGCGGTGTGCAGCCGTCGTTCGCAGTGAGTCGCGACGCCGGCAGAACCGCTCTGATCGAGGCTGTGGCGGACTGCGAGGGGAGGCCGGTCGTCCTGTCGGGCTACAGCCAGGGGGCCGTCGTAGCGGGGGACCTCGCGCGGGAGACGGTCCTGTCCGCGCGTCGCGAATGGAACGTCCGGGCGTGTGCGCTGATCGCCGACGGCTGTCGTCCGCCGGGCGTCGGGCTGGCCGCGCCCGGCGGTCGTCCGGCCGGGGGCTACGGCATAGCCGGAGCGCGGTCGATACCGTCGAACATGTTCCCGACCTTCTGGGTCGCCGCCGAGGGAGATCCGATCACCGCCCTGCCGGCCGGCAGCCCGCTGCGGACGGTCGCCGACATGGTCTCGTGGTACAGCCTGAGCAGTCCCGAGGCCGCCGTGGAATGGGTCGCGAGGACTCTGGACGCCGTACACCGCGGGATGCTGCAGGACTGGTGGTCTCCGTGGAAGTGGCGCGACTGGGGCGGCGCTCTGGGATTCCTGCGCGGATACCTGTTCGACGGCCGCCACACCACCGACTACATCCGTCTCGGTCATACGGCCGCCCTGGCCGCGCGCCTGCGGCAGACCGCGCTTCATCGGGAATCGTCGTGAGTCTGTCGGCCGCGGCCGACTGGAGTCCGCGACGGCGACGGCGAGCCGCCGACCGTCTTCGAGAATTGGCGGTTCGGCAGCGGATAGTCGATTCGTACTCCCATCCGGCCGAATTGATGGCCGCGTGCAATCCGGACTACGTGATCACTCCGGCGGTGGATCTGGTCAGTCGCAGGATCGAACAGGTGCTGCGATCGCGACGGCGAAGGCTGATGATCTCCGCACCGCCGCAGGAATTCAAATCCATGCTGTGCGCCGTGGCCACTCCTGTTCGCGCGCTTCAGCTCCATCCGAATTGGCGCGTGATGCTTCTGACCTATGCGGACGGTCTGGCCGAAGAGCACTCCCGTGCGGCCCGGGCGCTCATACGGCAGTACGGGACCGGCGTCGTCGATTCGCTGACGGGTCAGCCCCTGCCCGATCGCATCGGTCTGAGTCTGGACGATTCGCTGGCCACTGCGTCCAACTGGCGCATATCCGAGGGCGAAGGCGGCCTGGTGGCGGCCGGCCGCGACGCCACCATCACCGGTAAGCGCGCTGACCTGCTGATCGTGGACGATCCGATCAAGAACATGCAGGAGGCCGACAGCCACGCCATGCGCACGAAGATCATCGAGTGGTATCACTCCGTCGCGACCAGTAGGCTCGCGCCGGGTGCCGGCGTCGTGGTCATACAGACGCGCTGGCATCCGGAGGACTTGTCGGGGCAGCTACTCAAGCATGACCGCGAGCTTCCTCCCGAGCTGCGCGAATGGCACTACATAAACATCCCGGCCGTCTCCCATCCCGCCCTGCCCGACGCTCTCGGCCGGCCGCCCGGCGTGGCCCTCGAATCCGCTCGGGGCCGGACGAGGGATTACTTCGCCAAGATAGAGCCCAGCGTGGCTAAACGGGTCTGGAATGCGCTCTACCAGGGCGCGCCCACACCGCCGGAGGGAGGTCTGTTCGCTCAGGCGTGGTTCGACGCCCATCGGCTGGAGGCGATGCCGGAGCGGACTCTGGTCCGGATAGTGACCGTCGACCCCGCCGAGTCCGGCGAGGGGGACGAGGCGGGAGTGATAGGGGCGAGCCTCGCCTCGGACGGTCGTGTCGTCCTGACCCACGACTGGTCCGGTCAGATGACCTCCGATCAGTGGGCGAAGCGGGCGGTGGACCTCGCTCTCGCTACCGAGGCCAGCGATATCTTCATCGAGACGTACACCGCCGGGACAACGTACGTGAGCGTCGTCGCGACGGAGATCCGCAAGCG